TCCAAGATCTTTTACTTTCTTTAAATTCTGTATAACAATATTTATATTGGTATTCAGATCAGCCACAGTAAAATTCCCTCCAGTTTCTTTAGTTTACCTACGTCTGCGAGCTTTTTGCATTTCTTCTTCTTGATCTTCGTTCAATATTTGAAAATAGGCACTCCAACCCAATAATTCATTCATCGTTAACTGACGGATTTCAGATAAAGACTTTCCTAATTCTTTTGCTACACCAAATTGAAGCATCAACAAAGGATCTTTTCTAATCTCCGCACTTAAAATTTTGGGTCAATATTTTCTTCCTCTTCTTCTGAAATAACAGCAAGCATTAAAGATTGAAGATCAGAATCTCTTACTTCATGCTTTAAAACATCAATTTCACCAAGGTTAAATAACTTTTGACCATTCTCATCTTGTGCTTTTGTCATTAACAAACGTAGTGCAAACTCATTAGCATCATCAGATTTTGCTCCTTTTTGTGCTCGTTCTCTTTCTGCCATCGTTAGTGGAGCCACCCACATTTCAAATACTGTTCCATCAGACAAAGTAACTTCTTTTTTTGTTGCTTCTAAATTTGCAGCTTTCTTAAGTCGATCTATTGCTCTTAACGGTGATCGTGTAGATCTAGGGCTAGATGTCATGATAAAAATTTATACAATTTTATTCTAACCTAATAGACAAGAAAAAACCCTGCACAAGGCAGGGCTTCTGGAACATTCCAATTCCGTTCTTATTATGAACGACTAAAGTCGAAAGTTGGTACTCCAGCAGGACGGAAAGCAACTGTTACTGCTTGTGCATCATCAGGAGTAACACCTAAAGAAGCAGAAGTTAATGTTGCATCAAAGCTAATAAAACGACTAAGAGTGTCACTTACAGTTCCACCGCTAAATACACGGTCTGTATAAAGCTTAAATGCTGCACCAACTTGTTGACGTTGAAGAACATCTTCAATCATGCGATTAGAAAGAGAAGCATCTTCATTTGTCATGTAAGCAGTTGCACTACCTGAACCATCACCAAATCCAGCAATATACTTTCTAAATGGAACGTACTGGCCAGGATCACCACCGATTGTAGTTACATCAATTTCAGCTCTTTCAATCTCGAAAGACCACTCACTAACTTGACTAACTGATTCAAAAGCAGCATAAGCAACTTGAAACTCATTAGGAGCTGCTGCTGTTCCAACATCAGTTAGGTTTACAGCAGAGCCACCAGCAGATGCAGATACAATCAATGCTCCTGTTGCTGCTGTGTAAGTAATAACGTAATAAGTTGTTCCAGCACTTAATCCAGCAGGTAAAGTTCCTGTTCCTGACCCACCTGTAGAAGAATCAATCACACTAAACTTAACTGGATCTCCAACCTTAAGATTCAGATAAGTTTCAACAACCATTGTCTCAGTACCAATGGTTACATCACCAGTACCAAAAGTTCCTGTTGTCCCTGCTGGTTTGTAATAGAGAGCACCTGATGTGCCAGATAAACATGTAACGGCCATGAGGCTGCTTGTAGAAATTTACCTATAGATTAGCTCAAAACCGTGGCAACGTAAGAAGTCGATATTTTCCCCATAAATAAAGGGCTTGTTTCCGTTGTAAAAAAATCTGGCCCTGTAACAACTCCAACTTTTAAATAAGTTCCAGTTGTACCTTTTGTTCCGTTATTAATTGTTTCTAGAACATTAACAGCAGTTGTAATTAATGTTTGATTTCTTGCTGGCCCTTTTCCTTTTTCTGTAAACACTTTAACAATGACTGATCCTCTAGCGTTATCAACACTAGAAGTCAAAGTAGGATCATTAGTTGCTCCAAAAGTAATATTAACTCTGACATATTCAGTCGTACTATTTAAAGGTGCAGCCGTAATATTATCAAAAAACACAGGAACCGCAGGGTCTAACGCTCCAAAAGCAGTTAATAAAGGATTTTCTACTTGTGCTCGAATTGATTGATAATTCATAATTTTCCTTTAAGCGTAAGATTGACAGTCTTTTTAATAGTATCTGTCATTTTTTCATTGATATAACGATCAAACCAATCTTCTTCTGCGGTACGACTAGAAAGACCTTCTTGAGTTCCACTACCGATATTTCCTCTTTTGTCAGGAATATTCCTTTTTGTTTGAGCAGTTTCTCGACTTTCTTTACCTTTTTGTGTTTTAGGTTCTGTTCCTGCCCATTTTCCACTAAACACACCTTCTTTTCGATCAGTCGCAAATTCTGCATATTGCTCTCCTACATTATTAACAGGAGAAACATTGCTAACTCGAAAAGCAACTTTTCCTTTTTCTAAAACATCTCTAGCATCTCTCATTGTTACTTTTGGCCCACCACTTCCATCATCAAAAGGTGAAACAGCTTTACCTTCTTGCATTGTTCCTCTCCATTCCAAACCAGGAGTTCTAGTTTCTATTTGCCAAGAGTTAGAAAATTTACCTGTCCAACTTGGCCCTTCATCTTGCAAATCTTTAACAATTTGCATCGCAGAGCCTTGAGCTGAACTTAGAAAAAAAGCAGCAATTGTTTTGTCAATATTTTCAATTTGTTGCCACTTTTTACCTAAAGAGCCAAAAAAACCTGCCATTACTGTGGCCTCACTATCAATGTATGAAATATAGGCTTATCTCCTCTTGCTGTTTGAATATTGATAATTTTTCCTTCCTTAGTAGATCCTGCTTGTGGATATTGAATACGATCTGCTTCTGTTGGGTAATAATCTCCTAATTCATTTGCTCCAATAACAACTTTTAAGTCAGTCGTTTGATATAAACCATCATCTTCACTTGAATTAATTTGTGTAATAACTCCTTTAACACTTACGTTTGTATCTGCTCCAGTAACAGCTCCTGTTGTTGGGTTGTATGTTCTTGGAGTTGTGGTTTTAACAAAAGTTAATGTTTGACCCCAACTACTAAGAATACTTGCTGGTACGTTTCCAAATACATCATCAATTTTTGCCATAATTAACCTCTTACCACTCGTACTTGATAGCCGCCAGCTCCACCAAGACAATAAGCACCAAGATAGGACTGCAACCAAGGATAAACGTCAAAAACATTGTTCACATTGCCAGTAGCAAGACTAGCTTCGTTGTATTTAACCTTTAGTTCACCAAGTTCTACTTCTTTTGCAACGCCTTCTGTGCCACTATTTCCTGTCATTGCATCTGTGTCATTAGCTAACGCTCTCGCTAATTCATATTGTGCATACTTAATTTTGTTAGGAATTGAACTGCAATCAAGCTCAACATCATCAACTTCAAAGTTATTTCTAGGCCATTTTAATGCTTGGCCTTGATCACATCGATCACCATAAAAATTCAAACTATCAATCCAACGACATGCAGAAATTAATGCACGATTTTTTTGATCATCTGTTTTATTTGACCACGTTGAATCATCAGGAGAAGTTTCAAAATAACTATTGGCATCTGCCAAAGTTGCATAGCTATTAGAACTTTCACCTTTCAAAGTGGCATGAATAGTAGCGGCCACGTTTACTTCTCAAACATTAGTTTCATTCTAGCGTCATAAAAAACCCCCACCAAATAAATGATGAGGGTTCTTCGACTTCCAACTCAATACTAAATCAAGAGATATTAGTTACATCGAGAGGTGTGTTAACTGTGATCTGAACAGCAGGGATCAAATCAACATCGTAAGTAGCTGACCACTTGTTAGCAGTAGCCAAGTTAGCGTTTGTTGGGTTGTCACCAGCATCTACCCACTTAGTACCCATTACATGATACGCAGTGTGATAGTCAACAGAAAGTACATTCTGCTTACTTAAGATGTTGCGATCAGCTTCAATCCTTAGATCTTGCTGAACACCTTCCATGATGGTTCCTGCTTTCAATAGATAGCAGTAGTACTCAGTCTGATGACCAGAAGAACCAGGAGCAACAGTGTTAACAGCTTCGTCAACGATGACTCTACAGCCAGCGAATTGACCAACTTCTTTAGCACCGATGCCAACGCCACCGCCACCCCAAGTCACGGCTCCAGATGCGGAGAGTGCTGCGGTAGAGAATGTCAACATTCCTACCTGATATAGGTAGTAAGCAACTGCTGGATGCACAACCAATAGATCTGGCTCTTCACCACGCTCGCCCAACTTGTTACGAGCTTGAGCAATAGTAGAAGCTGTCAAGAAGTTTGCTTCAGCAGCACCAGTACCAGCTTTTGCTACGTCAAGTGCGTTACCTGCAAGAGCAGTACCAAATAAACCAGCAAGCTGTGAGAACAAACGAGCGTTGTTCAACTTGTTGATTGCATCAGCTAACTGATTACGAATAGCCAACATTGGATCTTCGCCAGCAGCCAAGATTGCAATGTCGTCAACAGCGTATGCGAAACCCCTGTGAACGATAGAAGCAATTTGTGTTGCTGTACCGATCTTTTGTGGTGTTAGGTATCCAGCAGTTGAGGTTCCCCAGTTGGCCGCCCCAGTCATAACCTCTTCGGTTGGTGCTACTGGGTTGAACTCAGGAACTTGGATGCGTGTACCGCCTTCTTTAGCATCTAGGAAACTGTTTCTTACAACAGCTCCACTTTTTACAAATTGGCTACGCTCTTTAATTGCCTCTTGGACATAGCGAGCCAAATTATTTCTTTTTACGATGTCTGCTAAGAGAACACCGCCAGAGTAATTCTGAAAAGGAGCAGCCATGTGGCCTCTTTAAAATTTACGGTTTACTTTGCCTAAGTCACGGACTTAGAAATAACATCATCAAATCACGGATTCTTAGATGTTACTGAGATGCCTCTTTTTGCAGCACGGCTGCTAAATCAGGGTCTTGATTGGATAATAACATTTGTTGCGTAAGATTGCCCGTTTTCCAAGGGTTATCTTGTCCAGGAGCGACATTAGATGTAGGGCTTGGTTTTGTACCCATACCAGCAGAACTGCTCGCTTTAAAATGATGTTCCCATCCACTCCCAGGGTTCTTTAAATTATTAACGTAAGTACCTAAATCTTGTTCAACTCCACCATTTAAAATAACAGTTTTACCATCACTGCTCTTTTGTAATTTGTCTTGCAATAATGCCAAAGTTTGACCAGCATTAATTGCTCCAGCATTACTTAAAGCAGATAAAGCTGTCGTACGTGTCGCAGCATTTTCCGTAGAACGCTTTAATTCTTCAATTTGAGTCTTTAACGTACTAATTTCTTGATCTTTTTCTTGGGCTGTCTTATTAGCATCCTCCCAAAGAGGTTTATACATCCCTTGATCTTCTAATGCCTTTTTACGATCATCGTAATACTCACCTATTTTACTTTTAGCGTTTTGAAACGCTTTTTCTTTTTCCGCAAGCTGTCCTTTTAATGCTTCAAATTCAGCTAAAGGTACAGTAGGAACTTCAGGTTTAGCAGGAGCTTTTGGAGTTTCAGAAGCAGCCACGGGCTGTTCTTCAGAAGTCACGGACTCCTGCTGAATTACTCTTTCTTCCATATTTAAGTTGTTGTTTTAGGGGTAGTAGTAGCAGGCTTAGGAGTTGCTTTCGCTTTTGGAGCTGGTTTTGGTGGACAAGCAGGAGGATTCAAGTCCTCAAACCTCATTTTTTCAACGGGCATAGATTTTAATGCACTTAATTATTATTCTAGTCTATTAATTCTTTTCAACTTCATTTGCATTTGGCAAAACCTCACCTTGAACCAAAATATCTCTAAATTCCTCTCTATCAATCACATTTTGATCAAATAGTGAAGTCAAAGCTGTTATATCTTGGCCGATTAACCTATCAATATCAAAATCACGACTAATTTTAATTTCGGGTGGTTCAATTCCTAAATAATCAGCCGATAAATTAAATGCTTTTTGCATTTTTTGTTCTAAATCTAATGAAACCATCGACAACATAGAATTTGTATCTACACGATCTAAACGTCTTGCATCTGCTGATTCTGCGACAAATTTTTGCTGTGAAAGTGTACTAATTCCTAAAGTTGCCATTTGTAATTGTAATTCTTGTATTTCTGCTGACTGTGCTTCAAATGCACTTGCGGCTGGTTCTACATAATAGATTTTATTTCCTGGCTGAGTTGCCATTGCATAGTTAACACTAATCGCCGTATCTTTTGTTTGATCATCCCATCCCTCCATTACCAATAAAGGCTGTGAAGCAACGTGCAAACTATGAATTAAGTCAGCTTGACGTTGAAAATGTGCCAAATTTAAATAAGCAATATCTAATAACGGTGGTTTACTTGTCATCGTGTCCGTTTTTCCTGCATAAACAGTCACCAAAGGTATTTCACCTAATGAAAACTCACCTGATTCCACTAATTCATAGTCTTTTTCATCCGATGGAGAGTCGAAATTACCTGCAAAACTTTCATCTTGCGTATACATGTCTTTCGTAGTCTCTTTTCTTCGATAAATCTTGTATTCTCCTGGCTCGATCACCCTGATTTGATCAAAAACTTTCTCTCCAAATTCTCCATCAGGTACAACTGCCTTTTCTGCAATCCTTACTTGTATTAATTTTCCATAATTAACCTCTCTATCTAATCTCCAACCATAAATATTT